TTTCGACTAAAACTTGTAGTAAATGTAGCAAAACCTATCCTGCTACAATTGAGTTTTTTCCACCGAGAAAAGACAGAATAGGTAAGTTTCATTCTTGGTGTAAGTTATGCCATAGAAAACGATATAAAGAGTATAATAAATCTGTTGCTGGTAGGTTACGCACTAAAAATTTTGGGGCTACACGTTATGTACATGATAAAGAACGCATCCTTGCACGCAATCGAAAATATAGAAAAACGATAAGGGGACATTTACAACATATATTTAATTGTATGAAACAAAGATGCACTAATAAAAACGCACATAACTATAATAGATACGGGGGTCGTGGTATAAAACAAAAGTTTGATTCTTCAGAAAAATTTATAGAATATGTACTCAACATACTCCAAATCGATCCTCGCGGTTTACAAATAGACCGTATTGACAATGATAGGCATTATGAACCAGGCAACATTAGATTTGTAACAGCAAAAGAAAACTGTAATAACAGAGGAAATTCAAAATAATGAAAAGACCCAGACTACTAACCCAGCAACTTATATGCGGCGACTACCTCGACCTTGCCCCCCAGATACAGGACAACTCGGTTGATTTGGTCTTTGGCTCGCCACCCTACGAGGACGCGCGCACTTACGGAATCGACTTCAAACTCAAAGGCCAGGACTGGGTTGACTGGATGGTTGAAGTTGTACGAGAATCGGCTCGTATATCAAAGGGGCTTGTGGCATTTGTTGTTCAAGGCCGGACTCGTAAGTTCAAGTGGTCGTGTACCCCGGCCTTGCTTACCGCCGATTTGCACCGGGCAGGGTTTAACGTGCGCAACCCGGCGATATACCATCGCTCTGGTATTCCCGGTTCGGGTGGTCCTGATTGGTTACGGTCTGACTATGAATGGGTTATCTGTGTGTCTAAGCCGGGTCGATTGGTTTGGTCTGATAATACGGCTTGTGGGGCCGGCCCACTTCATAGGGTTGGTGGGTTGATGAGTAACCGACACAAAGATGGAAAACGACACAACAAAGGAACTGAAAAACGAACAGTCCATAAGAGGTATGTTCAAGAGGGGGAAAATTACGAAGGCAAAGAAACAGTTTTTAAGAACCCCCAAAAAGCCAACCCTGGCAATGTAATCAAGTGTAAAGTGGGTGGCGGCCATCTCGGTTCCAAACTCGCCCACGAAAACGAAGCCCCATTCCCAGAGAAGCTGGCTAAGTTCTTTATTAAGTCGTTCTGCCCACCAAACGGGATTGTCCTTGACCCCTTTGGGGGAAGTGGAACCACAGCTTCGGTTGCCAAACAGAATGGTCGAGGTTATATTAGTGTTGATATAAGAGAATCACAAATTGAATTGATGAGAAGGAGATTAAATGAGCAATAAACCAATGTCACTATCAGCAACATCCATCGGGTGTTATAAAGCCTGCCCTAAACGGTATTATCACAAGTATATCCTCGGCCTCGTACCGGACGAGGACACGGATGCCCTGCGCATAGGTAGCAATTATCATCGGATACATGAGATAGCCGATATGGAACCGGGTGGGGTGTGTGAGTGTGATAAACTCAATCTCGCTGTGGGCGATCCAAGTAATCCTAACCCCAACTGCCCCCTCTGTTCCGGCACAGGCCGACTCCCGGACGACATAATGGATGCCGTAATCGGCCACCTTAACCAGCAATATGCAACCCCACCACTATCCAAGACCATTGAGGAATGGGAAACAGAACGTATTACACTTCTCTATTCTCTGATAGGTTATCAATGGTATTATAACGATGATGAGTACAAGGTCGAACAACTCGAACAGGACTTCAAACTGCCCCTACGCTCACCCATCACTGGCCACAAGCTCCGGGCTGTGTTAAAAGGTAAGATAGACCGTGTGTTCTCTGCTGGCAATAACAGGTTTGTTCACGAATACAAGAGTACCAGCAAGAGCATAGACCCCGACTCGACCTATTGGAATCACCTTACGCTTGATACCCAGACCCGGCTCTACACTTATGCAGCTAAGGAACTCGGCTTTGGTATGTGTGGGGTACTGTATGATGTGTGGTCTAAACCCAAGTCCCGACCTAAGAAGCTGACCCAAGGTGACAGTAAGAAGTTCGTGGCCTCTGGTGAGTATTGTGGGGAGGGGTTTGAAGTTAGAAATGGATTAGAGGAATTTGATAATAATCCAGGAGAAGGGGTTTATGTTAACGGCAAACCAGCCGAGGTCATTCCCGGAGCCAAACCCGGCACATTCGCCATCAGGGAAACCCCGGAGATGTATGGGGCACGGCTTCTACAGGACATTACCCAACGACCGGAGTTCTATTTTGCCCGTAAGGAAATAGCCCATACAACCAACGACATTGAGAAGTTTGAACGGCAACTTTATAATATCTATAAGGGTATAGGAAACATGACCAAGACCGATGGTTGGTGGGAAGATGAGAATGCATGCGAATCTACGTTCAAATGTCCCTATCTTGGTTTTTGCTATAACCATATTGATGTTGGGGTTGATGAAGTGCCTGAAGGGTTTCGGAAGATTGGAGGTAAGAGATGAAAATACCAAAGTATGATGAATGTGTTAATAAAGAAAATGAGGGTGTAGAGTTAACAGCACTGGAGAGATTTATCCGCGACCAGGAACCAGCAGGACACACTGACATATTGTTTAGGAAAGAATTACAATCAGTAGTAGATGAATTATTGGAGATAAATAATGGCGCTGAGACCAATACCACCAAAACAAGAAACTAAAACAGGAACGGGGGCTAAACCCAACCCCGGAACCAGAACTAAAAAAACATTTGCCACTAAGCAATGGGATACAGCCAAACAAGGGGAACGTATTATAGTATATGCCGATTCAGGAATGGGCAAGACAACACTTGAAGCAATGTTGCCAAACCCCAAATTCGCTAATTTTAATGGGGGTAGTGACAAAATCAGACACCCTGTTACTGGGGAACGGTTGGTGCATATTCCAGGATTGGAAACGTTTGATGATGTGCGTGATATATGTTATCAACCAGATCTGCTTGTACCCGGTGATAGCCTTGTTCTGGATACGGCTACGGAATTTGAAGGTAGGTTTGCGTTAACTTGGATGTTAAAAACTATACCACATGAAAAAGGCAAATTGATTAAACGCATCGAAGATTATGGTTATGGAAAAGGTTATCGTCATTTGTACGACACCATGCGACTTCCACTTCTACCTTTTGATGTATTGATTGAGCGTGGTGTAAACGTAGTGGTTTCGTGTCAAATGCAGCAAGTCGAAACTTCAAATTCCAGTGGTGCTGATTTTCTATGTGACGTACCTAAACTCCAAAAGGCACACGGTAAGAGTACACCTTCCGTATGGGGGTTGTGGAATGAATGGGCTGACCACATTTTCAAAATAGATTATGATGATGTAAGTGTAACAGATGGTAAATCGTTTGGTACGGCAGACCGGGTTATAAGGGTTCATGGTAGTCCATCCTTTAAGGCCAAGTCGAGGTCAATCCCCCATGTGTTCCCAGTAATATCATTTAGCAAACCAAGTGACGATAGTATATGGAAATTTTTGTTTGATGAAGCATGGCGGGATTTAGTAGATGAAAACGGTGATTTGAAATCTTAATGAAAGGGGAATAGAGAATGAAAAAACAGACCAAACATTTTGTATTAAATAAAGATGCCTGGGGTTGTGGAACTCCGGCTTGTAATTGTTTTCAAGACTTACCAGATTGGCCAGAATTAAAAGCACTACAAGGTGAAATTGCTAAGGGCAGACGAGATACTACTTGTAGAAATTGTCGAAGAACAAAAATTTTTAGAAAAGTAAAATAACGAAAACAGAAACAATATGAAAGGAAAACTAATGGGATTAATCAATCAGAAAAATGTGTATCGTGGTGTAATAACAGACGCAGGGTTCAGCCAGTCCTCTGGCGGATTCCCCCAAGAGGTTCTCAGCCTCAGGGCAGATGAGGTCTATGATTCGGAATCCGACACATGGCTCCCGGCCGACCCGGAGGCCAACGAGATAACGTGGTATGGTGTCCTCATTGATAGTAAGGACAAGGAAACCAAAAACAGTCAACAACTCAAAAAGGTAACTGGGTGGAATGGTGCGAGCTTCGTTGACTTGAGCCAAATGAACCTCGTAGATATGCCGATTCAGTTCCGAGTCGAACCCAACACATACAAAGAGGTCACGACCCTTCAATGTTCATGGATCGATACTGTTGACGCTCCTCCGTTCCGCACGGTTATGAAACTCGACCCGAAGGATGTCGCTGCCCTTCAGTCACGTTACGCCGGGGTTCTTGCGAGTACCAAGTCTGCGGCTAAGCCCGCGAGTGCTGTATCAGCACCCAAGACTGTGACCCAGCGAGAACCAGTGACCAAGCCAGTAACTAAACCCAAGGTGACTAAGCCCAAGGCAACCAAGCCGACCACACCAAAGGCTCCCAAAGCCCCCAAGGC